AAGGCGTTAGACAACGCGTTGGTTATAAGATTTTCATCTTCAAATGTTTTTTCTACAACGTTTGTCTTTTTATTTATTAATAATATCTTGGTTAAACCTTTCATGCTACACCTCCTTATATTTGTATATTTAGTGTTATGTTACTGTATGATACTTCATATTCGTGTTCCGCATTTATTGATAATGTTTCGTATATGGCTCTTTGGTCGTTTTCTATTTGACTATCGTATACTGTTTCTTCCGAAACAAACGTTATAGTCTCCTCTGGCGATAATACGTCGAGATTTAGAGCTTGACATTTTATACGAACTCCTATAGTGATATTTTCACTAACCCAAACACCATCTACGTATACAGCATATGGTACTATCTGTACGGTATCTCGTGTACAGTATAATATTTGATTAACATAACAGTTAATATATAAACCGTTCCCAGAGTATACATTTGTTGTTACATTACCATTTTTTGTTAATATAATAATATCATTATTGTATTCTCTATCTATATCGGTTTCATCTATTATCTGTATTGCGTCCTGAGTAGCGGCCATTTGTATCCATATAGATAACGGTCGTATGTCCTGAAAAACAGGAGGGGTAGTGCCTACGTATATATTTAGTCTTTCAGAAACGTTTCTATACAATTCTTCTATCTCGTTATCCATCATTATAGACGGCACAACCATACCTTTGGAAATTGCTGTACTAAAAACATTATATATATCTGGCGATTGTTGTTGTACCATTTTGACGACGAACGACACTTCTCCGCTATTAACTGTTACGTTAGAAGAAACTAACCATGTAAATAGCATGTAATCGTCACCGATTAATAAATCGTTGATTACATAAAAACCGGTTGTACCGTCAGAGGTTGTGTAGTTTATTTTTATCACGAACAACGATAAATCGATACCGTTGTAATATCTCAACATTTTAAAGTTAATACGATTAACGTTGTGGTCCCCTTGCGCGCCAATAACTGGTAAGAACGAAACTAGACCTGTCCCTGTATCGACGAACATGTTACCTCTTTTATAACTTAATATTGTTCTTAAATCAGTATCTATTATAAAGATTATATCGTCTCTAAAATAATGGTGTTGAGGTAGTGTTTCTATTATATCATTTAACAACGGCATTGTTTATCACCTCGTTATTATCGTTGTTCAAATAGTATTTTGTTTGTTTGTATTTTAGTGTCGCCGTTTTTCATTACAATATACATTTTAAAAATTCTACATTCCGAGAACGAATCAGGTAGTGTTACCGTATTGTTCACTATCGGACAAGCCACTTCTAGGTCTTTGTATGTAAAGACGGCAATGGTCCTTTGCAATAACCAATCTGGGTCTGTCGATAAAATTCTGAATCTTATGTATTTCGTCGAACCTATCTGTAATGGTTCGTTTACGTCATGCTTGGTTAAATGCTGACCATTTACATCTAATTGGATGTCTTTCATAAAACCTCCTTAGTAAAAAGCGTCTTTATTAGCTTTATAAGATATGTAAGCATCCATAAAAGCAGACACTGGGTCTATTTTATTTTCGTAATGTTTCTTTAGTAACTTTCTATTACCATTATTATCTTCAACGGTAATACAGTTACCCATAGCAAAGGACATGATTTCTTCATCAAACATTAGCAAATTATCCTCTGCCATTTTTTTTATTTCCCCTAAAGGTACACTCTCTGTTTTGGCGCCTTGTATTACTTTATCAACGCCAAACTCGCCGTTTTCTCTAATCCATCTTTCCACGAATTCTTTCGCGTTATAGGGGTCGAAACCAAACGACAATATATCGTATTCCATTTCTATTATATGACGGTCTAAATCTTCGTAGATTTCCATCATATCTAATATCGTGCCCTCAAGTACTATTAACGAACCTTCATCAATAAATTCGTCGTACTTGCATCTCATGGCTAACGGTAATTTAGCAAGAGTTCTCGACGATATATAATTTCGAGTTTTAATACCAAAGGTCCCATTTTGTAACGGAAATAGAAACGCGAAAGAGCAAAAGTCGTCCCCTTGAGAAAGGTCGGCGCCAAGCGAACAAGGCATTTTCCAAAAGGTTTGTTTTCGCAGGGTCTTCATCGTTTCCTCATAGGTAAAGAACCATGTGTATCCTTCCATAGGCAGCCCGAAACGTTTGGCTAGAATATCATTTCTTGAAGCTGGATTTTTCTCAGCCCTTTCAACATCCAAATGATACGTTTCATAAGACACCGTCAATCCTATATTCGGTTGAGCCTTAACCCATTTACTAGGGTCGTTGACTTCGTCTATGTTGTCTAGTTTATACCACCAGATGGATACGTGTGGATTGTTGTATTCCTGTTTTAGAATACTTAATAATTCCATTTTGATTGTGTCCCCTGGTCCATTACGAGCGGTACCTTCCGAAGAGATACCGAGTATCAGATACTCTTCGTTCTTAGAGGCGCCTTGTTCTGCGGCGCCTACAATATCCTCTCTAATGTCACCAGATAACCATTCATCAATTGTCCATACTACTGCTCTAGACCCTTGTATCTTATCAATACTCATAGGTCTAACTTCTAGCATTGAACCAGTAATGTCGTTTTTTATGCCCTCCTTAGAAGAGTATAATTTCTGACAATTAGTTTTATGACTGCTTGATTTTATAGAACCATCTGTTAAAAACTTAAACAATGGTCCTTTCGCTCTTGTTATAGCTGTTCTAAGCGGGGACATTACTTCGTCTGCTTGTTTCATAGTAGGTGCTGTAGTTATTTGAGATGTTGTAGAAGTGTCTACGTTCAAGAAATATCCATGTATACCTGACCCGTACATGCTTTTAGCAGCCCCTCTGGCTACTATAAGATATTGCTTGTGACGTAGTCTTTTCTGTATTTTTTTTGTTACGTATCGACCGCCAGGTCCATCCGGAAATGGCTCGAACACCGTACGCTCCTTGAAATAATACCACCCCAAAACATCTTCTGCCCACAGTTTAAACGAATCTAATAGATATAAATCGTCGCCATCTGCCAGGGTTAATTCGTTTTCGCAGAACGATATAAAACCTTCAACTTTGTCCCTGTCATAATAGTAACGAGGGTCTTCTATCAATTGGTCTATTAGATTCATCTGCATGGATATTTCTTGGCATACCGGTATGTCGCCTCGTAACACGGCATCTCGAAACAATCCATAGTAATAAGGTGTCGCGGTGTTAGATAACATTATTTAAAAATCCAAATAGTTTATTAAGTATACGTCTAGGGCCTTGGTTGCATCCGATATCTTTTTTTCAGCATCTACTTGATGTCTGGTTAACATTTTTTCAATTGTATCACCAGAATCTAAATTTTCAGAATATGGTTTTAGTTTTGTATCTAACACTTTATTTATTTTTTCGAAACTTTTATCTAAACCAGCATCGACTAACGAACTGTCTACCTTTTGAACAAAAGACCTATTATCTTTTTTATCGAACATCGCGTTACTAAGTTTTTCTAAATTACCAGTATTTTTTAGGGCTTTTATTTTTTTATCTAAAGCTATCGTTTCTATTTGTTCATCTATTTCTTGAGGTAGTAAAAAATCACGGTGCGTCATTAATTCTCTTATATTTAGGGTAGTTAAACCTTTTTGTCTTTCTTTAGCATACTTACTATTAATATATTTGACAACGTCTTTGTCTGTTTTACTATTTATACGGTCACGCTCGACGTTAACTCGTGTTTTATGTTTACCCCACTTCATCCCTAGCACGCCAAAGTGTTCTAAATGGTCACTGTTCATATCGGATTGACTCATGTCTTCATGTTGTATTCCTAATAATTTCTTAAAGGCCTTTTTTTTCTTATATTCCCAGTTTACCTCTTCTTTTTGCTTGTTAAGCCATTTACTATAATGTTTAGCAAACGCTCCTAATAATATTAATCCTTTTTTTAATTTTTCAGCGGGTATAGAAGCTATTTTTACTAATTTATATTTGTTTTTTGCTTTCTCGATTAGCGTGTTTGCGTAATCTATACCCAAGCGAGCGCCCTCTGCAATCATGTCTTTTCGTTCTAGGGCTCGTCCTTCTTTGGTATCCTCGTACTCCCTAGTCAATATATATTCCGAGTTACCCGCCAATGCGCTATTACTTTTTTCGGCATATGGGTCGTATTTCGGATTTTTTTTAACATTCCATTTCATACCTTTCACACCATAGTGTGCTAGATGGTCACTGTTCGTGTCGGATTGACCAGTACCTTCTACAAAACTACGAAGAGCTTTCTCTGATGCTGCTCTTTTTGCTAAGGCCGTTATCTGTTCCGTCGAAAGGTCATTGACGTTTTCCAACATCTTTTTGTAATTCATAGATGTTGTTTTTCCAGACAATTTAGTTATCATCTCTTGCACGACTGGTTGCTTATAAACTTGGTATAACTCGTTCGCCGTTTTACCTATTTTCAATATTTTGTCAATTTTTTGTTGCTTAGCGGTTCTTTCTGACGCTGACAACTCTGCTAATCGTTTCTCGGTGTTTATACGATTGATTTTTTCGGTTAATTCGATAGTGGACAAAAGGTCTCTATTGTCGTATATCTCTTTCGCGTTTGTTGATTTAAGAACACGTTCTCTACGTTGTTCTGGAGTTTCCGCTATTTGTGGAGTTTTTGCGTTACGCTTACCCCATTTCATTCCTAACACCCCGAAGTGTGCTAGATATTCTTCTTCTGTCATATACTGGTCACCTCTTTAACTCTTTCTATAATTCGCCATTCAGTTTCTGCTATTTGTGTTTTAAAGGCGTCTATCACTGTCCCACTAAGAGGTGGGTCGAATATTAATTTTGTTTTTAAATACACAAACATTGTGGCCATTGGTATTATATCGTCGATGTCTATAAACTCACTCCATAAATCGGAGTTGTCATAAACTACGAACGATGGAGTACCAACACCCAATTGTTTTAACACACTTATGTTCGCATTTATGTTAATTGTTATTTCCCCATCGAAGTGTGTTTCTTCTAATGGTATACCTAGATTTTTTTTTATACTATCTAAGATACTATCCATTATTTACACCTCTTTTTTGATGATATACTCTTTCATACAAAACCCTGAAAAACCTTTATAACCGACTCCGTACCATCCGTCATTTTCGGATTTAATTTCTACTTTATCGCCTTTATTTAATATTGTTAGAACCTTCGAGTCTATGTTTGGTTTCTCTCTAACGTTTAGTTTGGAACAGTTATCGACGAACCCTTGTGGTTGAATGGAATTAGGAGCTACTCTTTCACTTATTTTTTCTTTTTCAACCTTATTATATTGAACAGGGGTATTTCTTTCTGCTATTTTTTCATTGATTTCCTTTTCTAACCCTTCTTCTCTTTTCATAAAATCTGCTTTTCCTGCCATTTGTATACCTCCTATTAATGTAGCCATGGACAATGGTCGTTTCTAGACCTATGTATTGGCATTTTGTTTATCGTTTGTTTTCCAAAGTGAATATAGTCGTGTGTCTCTTTATCAACACATACCATATATTCTGGGTTCCAAACGTATTTCGAATGATTCATTATTTGTTCTGGGGTTATTGGGTTCATATGGTGTATTATTATCATACCCATTATTTCCATATTTTTAATTGACATGTTGCATCCTAAATCTCTTGTAATTATCTTATCTCGTAGTTTATACCAATCTTGTGAGTGATATAATTGTTGATTAAGATATCTGTCCATACCGAATGTTTCTTCACCAATAATACCTTCTAATTTCAAATACTCCACTCTATCGGCGTAGGTATTGTATCGGCACATTTCTCTGTATGTTCTAATCATCATAGCATTCACCATTACCACTATAATCGCGCATTGCTTGGAGAGCTTCTTTGTACATTTCTTCTACTCGCTTTGCGGAATGTATGGCTTCTGTTTTTGCTATCATTAATTCTTTTTGTTGTTGCATTAGTTCCTGTTCTAGAGCTTCTTTAGAAGACCCTAATTTCAAGTAATGAGTGATTACTTGGGCTGAAGCTGTACCGTCCATTAATTGTTTTTCAGCACAGTCTATAGCCAAAGCTATCATTTGTTTTTCCCGGCCCTCTGGAGTTAATGAGGGTCGAATTCGTTTATTCATTTCATTATACCTCCAGTTTTAATATACTTTTCGCAAATACAACAGTACTTTTAGATGAGTTCTGACATACTAAACTATGACTTTTTAAGAGGTGTAAAGGAGAAAACCTCTTATGGAATACAAAGTCTAGTTTTTATAATAGTACGTAGAACTCATTTGAAAGTACTGTTGTAACATCCTCCAAAACAT